CGCCAGCCCCGCCAGTAACGCAAACCGTTGGGCAGATTATTCCGCGACCCGTCGAACCACCTACATGGTAAAAGTGTGAAACGGTCTTGAAGTCGCCGCGTAGGTGGTAAGCGCGAGAAGGAGAAACATGAGCGTTAGAGAACCATTGAAAAATGACCCTAGAGGTTTAGCCGCAAATATATTGGCAGATAAACTTTCCAAAAGTTGGGAGCGAATGGAAAGAATTAGGAAATTGAACAATAAGCAGCTAGCAAGCGAATTGATAGCGTATGTTTGGGCGCGAACTAATATGTATACAGAGCAGTTTGATTTGCTTGAAGAGGCAATTGAAAGGCTAAAATCTGCCCAACAAAGGTTGCACCTGACGGCTATCGCCGCTTGTGGGCTTGGCGTTCTCATTGGTCTAGGTATTGGTTGGTTTTGGTTCGGCGCGTAATCCGCCGCAGGTAACGCAAGCCGTTCTGCGGATAAAATAGCGGATGGATGGCGGGCGGAGGGGTGGTGTCCGCGGATGGAGAAGGATTATGGCAGAAAAAGAAAAAGATAAATTTGTTATTGAACCAAATGGCGAGGTTGAAATTACGTTGCCTGCACCGTTGGATGTGCCGATGGTGAAATTTACAAAGCGTTTTGAAGACGAGTTGTTGACGGGCGATCTTGGCTATGATCAATTGCATCAGTACTTTGATGAATTAGCAGAGCGCCAAAATGCTTTGGCTGAACTTGTTAAGAATATGATTTTGAGGCGTGGGGTATAGAAATGGCAAAAAATGCCTATCGCCTTTGTGCGGCTTGCGCAATTCAGCATTATGATAACTGCGGAACTTGTTTTGGGTTCGGTGTTTACACGTTACCAGATAGACCGGGCGAAGTGTTTCCGGTTTCGGCAGTGGAAGCAATGGAGACGCGGATGTTTCGTGGCGCAGTGCAGGCTTGCCCAGAATGCCGGTCTACGGTGGATGGAGCGCCGGTGGCGTTTCTTAATCTTGACAACTGAAAAAATGTGCTACAATGCGGGGGTGGACGTTGCAAGGTGCCCCCCTCACCCTGCGCCTCCACCCCCTCTGCCCTTCGGGCATCTCCCCTACCACTGCGTGGCACAAGCAAATGGGAGATCGCCATTTAGGGGAGGATAACAACATAGATTGGTTATTACGGAGTACCGCCCGTCAATTCTCTTCGGAGAGTTGACGGGCGGTTTTGCGTTTAAGGTCAAAATGCCAAACATGAAGCCAGGCGATTCTTCTGAACCCTCTAATGTGTCACGTTCTTTGAGCATGGCTCTCGGCGTGCAAGACTATTTATTTATTGCAGGAATCACTTTGCTGGCAATCGGCGTTTGGCTGGTCTTTGGATTTGGTTGGGCTGTGCTAGTGGCAGGGGCTGTGTTGGTGGTGGCGGCTTTTTTTAGCGCGTGGATCGGATAATGCCAAGAGGATTTTTCAATACCAAACCGGTTGATCAGGACGTGCCCCGTGGACAAGTGCAAGTGTTCCGCGGGCAAAAGGCGTTCACCGATGAGATGATCACCCCTGAGGTTTCGTTGACGGTTCCGGCAGTGCTGGCGGCGTTCACGATCCTTTCGGAAGATATCTCTTCGCTGCCGCTGTTGTTGTATGCGCAGCGCGGCAAGAATAAATTTCGCGCATTCGATAATGTGTACTATCGCCTGATGAAAGACCGCCCGAATGAAGAACATTCGAGCATGGTCTTTCGTGAAATTATGATGGGGCATTTGCTCGGCTGGGGAAATTTCTTCGGTCAACTGGTGTTCGATAAGGCGGGCGAGGTGGCAGAGATCTACCCACTGCGCCCAGACCGAATGCAAGTGGAACGGGTGAATGGTGAGAAGATCTACACCTATACGACCAAAGAGGGGCAAAAGCGGGTCTTTTTCAAAGAGGAAATTTTACACATTCCGGCATTTAGCTTTGACGGAATGATCGGGTATAGCCGCATTGCCATGATGCGCAATGCCATCGGCTTGGCGCGCGCGGCGGAGAACTTCGGTTCGAAATTTTTTAAGAACGATGCCCGCCCAGGCATTGCAATCAAACTTAAGAAAAAGCTAACGCCCGAAGCTATTAAGAATATGCGTGAAAGTTTTACGGATATTTATAGCGGGCAGGATAACCGTTGGAAGGTGGGCGTGCTCGAAGAAGATATGGACATCGCCACCATCGGAATTCCGCCAGAAGATGCGCAGTTTTTGCAGACGCGCAGTTTTCAATTGGGCGAAATTGCGCGGGCGTTTCGTGTACCTCCGCACATGATCGGGGATGTGAGCGGCAGTACGAGCTGGGGAACTGGCATTGATAGCCAAGAGCAGGGCTATGTGACGCATACCTTACGCCCGTGGACGACCCGTATTGAAGAGTCACTTAATTTGCAGCTTTTGCCGCCGGATAACAACGGCGAATATTTCTACGAACATTTGTTTGCGGACCTGCTGCGCGGCGATCTCTCGACCCGCTATGCGGCGTATGTGCAGGCAATCAATAACGGCATTATGAGCCCGAATGAAGTGCGGGCGCGTGAAAACATGAACCCGTATGCGGGCGGTGACCAGTACATGCTGCCTGCCAATATGAATTTACAGAACGCGAACGGCAATTCCAGCACGGGCGCAACCAATGCGTTGGACCCGCTTTGGAAAGAGGCGGTTTCGCGCACGGTGAAGCGTGAGTTGAACGACTTGAGCGGCGCGGTGCGACGTTATTTGGCAAAGGGGCAGGCGGAAGCCTTTGCGGCGTGGTGTGTGAAGTTCTACGGCGAAGATCACCGCAACTTTATGGCGGCGCAGTTCCAGCCGTTGATCGAGGCGACCAACAATCTGTTTGGGTTGGATGTGCATTTGACGGATGTGGTCGATGCGTATTTGGTCACTCGCTTGCAAGCCGTGGTGGGGATGAGCGTGCAGGATGAGGTGCTCGGGATGCAAGAAGGCTTGTGCGCTGGATTGTTGCGGAATGTGACCGAAGCTGTGCAGGATGAAGCCAGCGACATGGAGTATTTCAATGACTACTAGAAACCTTTTGAGCGCGTTTGTGGATACCCCGTGGGCAATTCTGCCTGCGAAGTTGGCGGTGTTGGAAGACATCGTGTTGCGGCATGTGAACGGCGAAAAGCTTGACCCGGAAGAAGTGCAGAGCCGCATTCACGGGGCGATGCGTCCGGCGCAACGCTTGGCAGAAGACCCGCACGCGCAAGAGGCTGGCTTGGTTAGCAAGAAGGTGGCGGTGTTGCCTTTGTTCGGCAGCATCTTCCCGCGTGCCAATTTGATGACCGAGGTATCGGGAGCGACCAGCACCGAGATGTTCGGCAAGCAGTTCGATGCGTTGGTGAATGACCCAAGCATTGATGCGATTGTGTTGGATGTGGATAGCCCCGGCGGGCAGGTTGGCGGGGTGCAAGAATTGGCAGACAAGATCTATGAGGCACGCGGCAATAAGCCGATCGTGGCGGTGGCGAATCACACAATGGCTTCGGCGGCGTATTGGATTGCCTCGGCTGTGGACAAGGTGTATGCCAGCCCTTCGGCGGATATCGGCTCGATCGGTGTCTTTGCTGTGCATCAGGATGTGAGCCAGGCGCTTGAAAACGATGGCGTGAAAGTGTCCATCATCAAGGCGGGCAAATATAAGGCAGAGGGCAACCCCTACCAACCGTTGACGGAAGAAGCGCAAGCCAACATGCAAGCCTCAGTAGACGAGGTGTATGGCAAGTTTGTGGAAGCGGTGGCGCGCAATCGCGGCGTATCTGTAGATGTGGTGAAGACCAGCTACGGCGAAGGGCGGGTGCTGAGTGCTGATCAGGCTGTAGCAATTGGCATGGCAGATGAGATCGCCACGCTGGACGATGTCATTCATTCGTTTTTTAACGGTTCGCAGGCAACTGCCCAACCGGAGAATTTGAGCGAGGCTGAGACACAGGCTGTTTCTGCCCGCGGGCAGGTGCCTGCGGCAGAGATTTCTGCAAACGACGAGGCGCAGGCGCGCCGGATGGCGTTGGTAGAGGCTGTGGCACATGCTCAAGCTCGTGACTTTGGAGACCCTATGAGTGAGAACATTCGCAAGATGATGGGCGCACATGCCGACGCAGTGCGCAACGCTCAAGCTTTGGTTGAGGTGGCGGAAGAAGAAGACCGCGATCTGACCGAAGAAGAATTGGCAAAGGTCGATGGATTTTTGACCCAAGCTGAAGACCTGAGCGGCAAGATCAAAGCCCGCCAAGACCTGCGCCAGCGCCTTGAAGCGCAAGTGAACAAGGTGGGCGGTGCTGTGAGCGCAGAGGCTGAAAAGCCCGAAGCCAACAACGCGGCAAAGAACGTTTTGACCCGCGCTGAATTTGATGCCCTTCCCTCCACCCAGAAAGCGGAATTCTCGCGCGCTGGTGGAAAGATTTCTGACTAAGGAGAGCCGAGATGGCTAACACTCTTACTAACCTGATCCCCGATGCCTATGTGGCGTTGGATGTTGTTTCCCGTGAGTTGACCGGTCTTGTCAATTCTGTGACCCGTGATTCCAGTGCCGATGGTGTGGCATTGAACCAAACTGTGCGCAGCTTTGTTACCCCTGCCAATAGCGCAGGTGGTGATTTCACCCCTTCGATGACCTTGCCTTCTGCTTCTGACCAAACCATCAGCAACAAGGCAATCACCATCACCAAGAGCCGCTACTTTCCGTTCTCTTGGACGGCTGAAGAAGCCTACGCAATGGACAAGGGTCCGGGCTTTTTGAACATTCAGCAGCAGCAAATTGCGCAAGCCATTCGCACCGCTGTGAATGCAATGGAAACCGACCTGTGGTCTGCGGCTTATGTTGGCGCTTCGCGTGCGTATGGCACCGCGGGCACCACTCCGTTCGGTACCGCTGGCGATTACAGCGACGCCGCTCAGGTGCGCAAGATCCTTGACGACAATGGCGCTCCCCCTGTTGATCGCTCTTTGGTCGTGAATACTACCGCTGGCGCAAACATCCGCGGCAAACAGGCACAGGTGCATATGTATGGCAGCGAACAACTTTTGCGCCAAGGTGTGATTCTTGACCAAGCTGGTTTTGCGGTCAAAGAATCGGCAGCTATCACTTCTGTGACCAAGGGCACTGGCGCTTCTTACTTGGTGAACAATGCCTCGGGTTATTCCGTGGGCGCCACCACCATCGCCGCTGACACTGGCTCCGGCACCATCCTCGCAGGTGACACCGTGACCTTCACCGGTGATACCAACAAGTACGTGGTGACCACTGCGCTCTCTGGTGGTTCTTTCGTGATTGCTGAGCCTGGCTTGCGCAAGACATTGGCAGACAATACAGCCATTACCGTGGGCAACGACAACACCCCGAACATTGCGCTAAGCCGCAATGCCATGATCTTGGCGACCCGTTTGCCTGTTATGGGCGATGATGCCGGTGACCACGAAGTCATCACCGATGACCGCACAGGTCTTTCCTTCATGCTTAGCCAGTACAAAGGCGTGGGCATGGGTGTGTATTGGGTGCAAATCGCTTACGGTGTGAAGGTGCTCAAGCCTGAACACATCGCTGTGTTGCTCGGTTAGTTTTGAAATTGGGAGGGGTGAACGCCCCTCCCAATGAGTACTTTTTGTTGAGAAATTCAGCCACTTTATTGACCGGCTGTTTTCTGTGGGGCTGTGCATGGGGTGCTCCTTCCATCTCATGCACGCCTCACCTTATCTGCCCTTTCCCCCCTGTCTGCTTCGCAGACATCCCCCCAAATACCGCTTCGCGGATATTTAGGGGGAGAGTGAGTTGAGATGACCGAACCGATTTATGCGCAGATTTTTTGTACGCTGGCTGAATTAGACGAGGATTTGAACTTCCTCGGTTCTGAGCGTGAGGCGAAGGTGTTGCCGAAGATTCGGGCGGCTTCTGATTTCTTGCAAAAGCGCATCGGTCACTTTTTGCCGGTCACGAAGCAGATCCGCTTTGAGGGTGGCGGTGAATGTTTGTACCTGCCGCCGTTCTTGTCGATCTCTCAAATTATCAACCATGAAACCACCTTAGACACGGTGGATTATTTTGCCGAACCTACCACGCGCTTTTGGGCGAATGGTCCGTATGGGTCGCTTGAGGTGGGTCCGTATGCCACGCATTTGCAGATTTGGAGCCCGATCGACAACGATGTGGCGATCACTGCCAATTGGGGTCTGTATGACCTGACGCGGCTTTTGTCTGCGACGGTGCAGGGCAGTGGACAAAGTGAAAGTCAGAGCACGTTGGTGGTAAGCAACGGCGCGAGCTTAAGCCCGGGTATGGTGGTCAAGATTGAGAGCGAGTGGGAGGCGGTTGAATCCACGGGCAGCCC